GTTTAAGGCGTTGCCTAGGATGGTGGAAATCTGTGCGCCATCTAAGCCTTCTGCAAGGGCTGTGTTAAACACTGCCTTTGTTAGTTTAGCCAGTGCCCCAATGCCAAGGATCGTGCCAGTAGTGATGTAGCCAGACTCCTCTGGGCTTCTGACACCGATACTAAAGTCTGATACTTCTCCACCAAATACAGTGACATAAGTACCGCTAGAGTTCTTAAGTTCTAAAAGGATTGGCTCTGTGACATTAATAGTAAAAGGGATATTGTCTGTATTGACTATCTGCACTTGGCAGTAACCAGCAGTCGGCTGGCGATCTATGTCTAAGCGACCAGAGGCAAAGGAGACAGAGGTGACAGTCGTATAGACATCATCACCTACTGTTATGCGCCATTCTGGAAGCCATGTCATTAGCCAGCGACCAGCGTTCCTCTATCTCTTGCATTTTGTAGAAAGTCATTGATTGCTTCTGCAACAGCATTAGGATCTGTAAATGGTGGAGCAACGACAGTAACCTCTATCTTAGTTGTACCGCTTGGATAACCCATATCAGAGCCAGGGAAACCACTGGAAGCATAAGACCCTGCATTACCGCCACCGCCACCGCCAACAGGAACAAAGCTGCCTTTAATTAGTGCTGCATTTATCTCAGCAGGCGTCATTGGTTGTTTTGTAGGTATGCCACTAGGACTAGCATTAGGATCGCCTAGGATAGGAGCTGCGTGCGTTGACATACCGCCACCAATGCCAGCACCGATAAGCCCTAACAACCTTATAGCCTCATTTAGGTTAGCCAGGTTAATTAGATCCTTAGGCAGGATTGCATCGAGGATAGACTTTATATCTTTTAACTTTACTTCTTGACCACTCAGCGCACCGACTATCTTTAAGTCTGCATTAAGTTTATTGGTTGCAGCAGTAATGGCTGCGACATCCTTAGAAGCGATCGCTTCCTCTAAAGCAAGGATAGATTGCTTAACCTCTAGGCGAGCAAGGTCGTTAGTAATCTGTAGAAGTTGGGCTTGGCTAGTTACCTTACCTAGTTGCTCGGCTGCGTTCTTCTCAGCTGCTGCAAGGGAGATCTTCTCCATGTCAAAGACATCGCCACCCTTGCCAAGGGCAAGGTTAGCCTTATCTATCGCTAACTGTAACTGCTTGGCTTTGAGTTGCTTCGCTTGTTCTGTTGTAATTTGCTTGCTGGACTTAAGAGTTTTAGCAGTGTACTTAGACTCTAACTCCGCTAAATGTGCAATACCCTCTGCTGGATTATTAGCTGATCCCCCTCTAGAAGTTTTGCCTAAATTTGCCAATGCGTTAATGTATGAGCCGATAATTGGAATTAATTGGATATAACTTTGAATAGGCATATCCATTCCCGGAAAACTTTTCAACTTAGCAGCAAGTACGCCAATTCCTCGAATAACATCTGCAACATAAACTGCTGTATCTTGCATTGCTTTTGCTAAATTATCTACTGATTCATCATCGCCTAAAGCTTTTAATGCATCAATTATACCGACGCCAATAATCTCTTGAACATTTGCAGAAGCAACCGCTAGTTTGTCCATTGAGCCTTGGAAGGTATTGGCAGATTGAGTAGCAGAGCCAGCAAAGGTAGTAGCCAATTTATTCATAATCTGATCGAAGGACTTAGCCTTGAGATCAGCCTTAGAGATACCTACACCTAGCTTGCCAAGTGCTGTGTTATTCCCTAGGTAGGCTTTACTAATTGCGCCCGTCACCGAGGCTAAATCTCTGCCAGTCGATGCGGAAATATCTAGTGCGATCTGTAATAACTTCTGCGACTGTGCTGTGTCTCCTGTTGCTACTGCTAACTGCTGATAAGCAGGGCGGAGTTTGTCATCAATTACACCAAACTCAGACTGCAACTTCTGGATAAATGCTTCTGAGGCTGCAACATCTCGACCAAGCCCAACATTCTTTAGAGCTAGTGCTAGTTGCTTCTGTGCTTTCTCATCAGCTGCTGCTGCCTTGACTGAGGCTTTACCAAAGGCTAGGACTTGCTGAACGCTAAAAGCAACACCAAGAGTCTTAGCCAGACTTTTAATATTCTTAGTTAATTTATCTGTAGATGTTTCAGCCTGCTTAAATGCGTTTTTACCTGTAAACTCTGCTGCAATGTCAATAATTATATTAGCCATAATTAACCTCTTGCCTTGGCTGTTGCGTTAAGTTTATTGGCTGCTGTCTGGATGGCTGCTAAGACTGACTCTCTAGCCTTGCCTTGGTTTTCTTCATAGGCGCGATACAGGGCGCGACCTTCCATCTTGCCATTGCCCTTCATCTGTGCACCAAACTTGCCGTTTTGATTCTGCACAAAGCGACTGCTAGGAGTTACGCGACCCATAGTTTCATAGATCGCACCAGCTGCTGTTTTGTTAAACACGCGAGCGAGGGATCTAAAGCCTCTACGATTAGGCTTTGATGGTGAAGTCTTATAACCAATGCCAGCCTTAACCTGTCGAGCAGAATAGGCAGGAAAACGACTCTGTGAGTTATCTCTAGGCAACCATCCGCTTAGGACTGAGCTGTCATCTGGCAGATAACCTTTAGCCGTCTTAGTAATTGGCTTTAATGCTCCAGCGATCTCTTTCTGGGTTTCTTTTGCTAGATCAGGACTGAACTTACGCAGAGCCTTACGAAGTTTAACGCCGCCCTTTACGCTTGCTGGCATCGTCCGCCTCCTTGGCTTCATCTTTTAGACCTTGTACCAGAGCATCTAGCATGGTCTTATCTAGTTCTAACAGTTGCTGTGGCGCGATCCCCAACCTAATGCTTAGCCTAGCGATTAGGTAGGTGAATGGTTGATCGCGCTTTAAGCTAAAGGGTCAGAGTCTTCGACAGAAACCGATTTAAGGGTTTCTATGTACTCCAAACCAAAAGGCTTAACAGTTTCACCTGATCTGCGTGTTACTTCCCAAGCGAGCCAATAGACATGACTTTGTAGTTCCTGATCCCTGAACGCCTTATGAAAGCCCATTTTAGCGTACTGCTCAAATGCGTACTCCACTGCTGGAGTAATCTCGCCTTCTAGTACGCTTCCATCTTGTCGAACGATCTTTAACTTTGCCATGTCTTTGCCCCTTAGTTAGTTTTTAGAATGAACCTGAAGTTGCTACTGCAACAGTTGAGTTAGCAGTAAATGTGATTGACTGTGTGCCAATATCGCCAACAGCACCGTTGATGTCTGTTGTGTTGTTTACTAGCAATGAGACAGTGTATAGAGGGTTTGTAGCAGATACTATTGTTCCCTTTGTCTGTAGGAATACAGCTGTGACTGTTGTTCCCCAGGCTGCCTGTAGTGTTGCCAATACGTTTGCTGCTGCTGTGTCGTTTAGGAAATCGATTGTCACTGTTGATGACTCAAGACCCTTAACAAACTTGTGTGCACTGTCACCCATTGCGGTGACTTCTAGTTCATCAAATACGCGGTTGATTGTTACTGCTGTTACATGGTCTGAAAGATCAACAGAGTTAATCTTCACGCCGACCAAGTTATTTAGAAATACAGCCATGAGATTATTCCTCGTCTTTCTTAGTAGTTACTGGCTTTGGTGCTGCTGGTGCTACCTGCCCGATTTTGATCAGGAAGGCTTCGTTTTCTTTTTCCCACTCGGACATATTAACTCCAACTTGTTAGGATTGATACGGACATCTCGCAGCTGAGTAAGTCTCCAGACGCAGCGTTAAGAATACTTGGTGCGCTTATTGCGCCTACATTATAGGTCAAGACTGATGCATTGAGTTTAGTAAACACGCCAACTACTGCATCTTCTATCCCATTGAGGTTGCCTTCATTATCAAACAAAGGCACTGTAATAATAATCTTAAAGTTAGCCATCGGGCTTATTGTGATGTGCTGGTTATTGTTAGGTGTTAGGTACGGATCGTCTGGAGACACGATTACAGAATTAGCCAGGACTGTTGCAGGAGGAAAAGCAAAGGTTTGGTATTTAGTGTTATCTACTAGCGCAGTGGCTAAGGTAGTGCGAAGTGTCGTAATCGGTACTGGAGGCATGACCTAGCCTATAAGACTTCTAGGGTCAAGCGCGTGAGAAACCAAGCCCCGTACTTTTGCCAAGAGTTGCGCTGACATCCTGTACGGGGAAGGCTGGAAATCGACAGCGTTACTGCCTGAAAGGGTGGCTGTACGCGCTTGCCAGATTTCAACAGATATCATAAGAGCTGCTTGCTGAACTGCTGTGTCGGTCGTGTAATCAACTGTTGCCACAACTGCAACCTGTCCAAAAGGTGTAACTGTATGTTGAGGCTGTGCTGTTGGGGAACCTGTCACCGCATAAGTGATAGATGTATCGCTCATACCAGTGATCGCTTTAGATCCGTTATGTGGTGCGCCATTACCAGTAATCGTTACTGTTTGACCTACATAAAAAACATCTTTTATAGATTCATTAAAATATAGAGTGCCCTCTGTTGTTGTGTTGCTGTGTGCCACATTAAATGTGTAGTTGTTCCAAAGCATTGGAAGTAGGACTGCATCAGATGCATCGCATACTTCCTGAAGGACGGCATCTGTATACAAAGTACCCACTCCAAGGGTTGTACGGAGTTCTGAGACTGTTGTAAGTGCCATGATGTCCTTTCTAAAGACTCAGGGGAGTAGAGGGCTACTACTCCCCTGAGTGACTTAAGTGTGGCTTACGCCTTGTTGTTCTTGAACGCGCCTGCGCCGACCTTGGTAGCGATAGCACCAAAGCCATAGTAACCAATTGTTACCTGTCCTGTTGCAGTTGTTTCTGCGCGTAGGCGGAAAGTTGGTGACTCGTACCATGTGTACGCATCTGGGTTCACAATAAGGATTGATCCGTCTGTGTCTGTGCCTGATGCTGTGTTTGGTGTGACATAGAGATTAAGTCCTGCGACATTGCCTTGTAGAGCTGTAGGTGTAACTGCTCCGCCTGCGTTCTGTGGCTGGCTGGCGTTATAGATAGGTCGTCCATTATCCGCCAAAGTCATTATGTTGCTCCACTGGGAAGTATTTACAATCATGTTACGAGCAAATGGGTTTGCTAGTCCAAGTGTTGCGTTATAAACAGAAGCTGCACCGCGAGCAACAACTCCAAGAAGTTCTGCTGCTGTTGGGTAAGTTACTGTAGTTGTTGCATCAAGCGATGCACCTGAAATGATGGCTGCATTTACTGCTGCATCTGTAGCCTTTGCATACGCTGCGCCCATGTTGCGTACTAGTTCATCAAAGAAGGCTGGTGATGTACGATCTAGAAGTTCAACAGAAAATGTCTGTTGTCCAGCGTACTTCTTAACAGTTACTGACAAGAAATCTGATGTCATATCTGTGTCTGAAAAAGCATTACCTTGTGCTGTTTCTGCAACAGTTGGCATTGCTGTGATTTTTGGAATCTCGAATGTCATACCTGCATCTGGAAGCACTCCACGAGTAATTGCTTCGATTGATGGTCGGATTGTTGTTCCGAGTGGGTTGATAATTTCTGACAACTGGCGTGTTGGAACAAGTCCAGGGTTATTGACTGTGCTATCTGCTGCTAATAGGTATTGACGAGCTGACTCATCACCTAATGCTGCGCGAATTGAGTTTTCTGCATACTTAGCTGCTGTCAATTCGATGCGTGGCTCTGTGTAGTATGCTGCTGAAACAGTTGGGCGAGCAGCTTCAACCGCTGGTGCTTCAACTGGTGTTGCTTCGACTGCTGGAGTGGTGTTTTCCACGGTGGCTGTCTCGCTTTCTGTTGGTTGGATTGTTTCTTCTACAGCAGATTCTTCTGCTGCAATATCAGTAACCTGAGCAGACTTAAATGCTGGGTCAGTTACTAAACTTACTTCGATCAAGCGAGCAGCGGATACATAAGTCACGCCATCCTTGATCTTTGACTTCAGGACTTCTGCCCCGATTGATAGACCGCTTTGTAATCCTTCTTCTGCAAGGATCAAGGCTTCTGTACCGCGCTGTGATCGACTGACAGAAAAGACTGCGTTGATAGCATCTTCTGACTCCGAGTAGTCAAGCATCTTGCCTAAAGGTTTCTTATTGTCATGCTGACTAAGCAGACGGATAGCACTAGCATCTGCAATTTGAATAGATCCAGACTCAAAGATAACTTTGCCCATGTTGGTTGATCCTGCTTCGACATTAAGAGGCACAATCTTGCCAGAGATAGTTCTATTGGCTGCGTCCGCTGTTAGTCCAGCTGAGAAGGTAATTACTTGGTTCATTGCATACCATAACTTCCATTAGGTGTTAGATCGGTCATTCCCATAGCTTGCTCCTGGGTAATAAGATCCAGGCTAAGCAATTTCTCGATTACTGCTAGTTCTTGCATTGGATCAGTGCGTAAGAAGTTCTTATCAATGTCAAACAATACGACATTACCGCGAGCAGTAATATCATCCATTGACAGGCGATCTTCAATAGCACTAATAAATGGCTGTAAAGATAGTGTTAAGAATTGCTTACGCTCATCTTGCACATTGGAATAAGTCATAGAGTTGGCGTCCGCTGAGACATAGTAAGCAGGCACATTGCAAAGACGAGCAATATCAGTAGCCAGGTTAAATATTGCGTCACCATACATCATGTCTTTAGGTGAAAATGACACAGGGTTATATTCAAGTGTAGATGTCAAATAAGCAGTGCTGCGATTATTGCGAGCAGTTTTCCAAGCAGCTAGTAAGCCAGATACTTCTTTAGGATCTAGATCAGCACCTGTATTTTTAATGTAACCAGTTGCCATTGGTGTAGCTGCTGCAATAGTTGCAGCCTTCTGCACATCGATAGCAGAGCGAATTGTAGAAGTACCAGTATTAAGAATGCCATCGCTTAGGGATTGAAAAGTGATTAAAGATCCCAATCCGTCCATAGGCAAAGTAGTTCCATCAACTGCATAAGATTTAACAAAGACATTATCGCGATCAAGTGTTGCAGTCACTCGGCTGTTAGCGATCCACTCAAAGCGAGAAGGGCGTCCGTCCTCTTGATAAACTTCAACCACTTTCCAGAAGGCTTGCCCATAAAATAGAAGTGAATCAACTGTGTAAGCAATAGTTACAGATCGTGGTTGTGAGTATGAAGGTTGGTCAAGCCACAAAGGACTGCCTAACATTTCGCCTGTTGATTTCTTGTGCAGCATTAAAGGTATTGTGCCGATTGTGCCAGCTAATAAATTACGGCACCTGGCTAAAGCGGGCACTGACATTGCTTCTGTTCTGCCTACATAGGCAAACTGGAAGGGCATTGCATAAGGTGAATACTCGCCGAGAACTTGTGGCGCAGACTGAGCTTGTAATTGTGGCTTAGACTCTAAGCCAAATGCTTGCAGTAATTTACCCATAGACAGAAAGTGTAGCATTTGTCAAGAGATTAGACAATGTGTTAGGGCGTGTCTAAGTATAGATTTGAGGTTTAGCCACTGGGATCATTAACTTACTTACGACCATACTTAATCCGATAGGTGCGCTAATGTCGCCTGCTGATTTACGCTTAATTATGCGCCACGCGCTATCGTTTACTTTAGCTGCACAGTTATTCATCTGCTGGATCAGTTCTGCCTGCCCATTGTGTACTACTCGATGATTGACTAAGCCTTCTAGTAGATCGCCACAGGCTTTATAGAATTGCTGACCAGAGACATCCTCTGTCATAACTCCAGCGTTAGTCAGGCGATCTGCAATAGTTTGTGTGGCGTACTTGTCAAAGCAGACTAGGCGTGGCTTATAGATGTCGCACCAAGCCTTGATAGATGCCGCCATTTTTAACTCATCGATGGCAACTTGAGAGCTGTAAGTCTCCAAGATCCCGATGCCAATCCTCCCATCTGGGAGTAGCTGTCCTGCGACTAATGATCCGTTCCTGCGTGAAGGACTGACATCGAAACCAAATACAGTATAAGCCCCGACAGCCATTTCCAGCGTGCTATCGGATGTGTCTTCTAGTACGCCATGGGGCCAAGGACTACTTAGAGAATCGATCCACTGACAAAGCGTCTCAGTGCGCGTATTTTCGATAGGACTTGTCGCAATCGCTTCCTCAATCGCCTCCTCCGTAATTGTGTACCCCAATGAGGGGTTAGCAAGAGCCCATGCATTGCGGTCGTTTATTTTGCAGTACTGCGGTGCTGAGTACTCATAGAATCCGTATGACTTGGGTGGGTAGTCGATGGCTCGTTCTCTGAGGTCATTAAGAACAGTTGAAAACGCATCTCCTGCATTAGAGGTAAGAAGCGTTTGACTATTTGGGTGAGCTCTAGTAGTTGGAGTTGCTGCTCTAAATCCATCTTCTGTAATCTCGCGGATTTCATCGATGTAAAGTAGCCCGTTAACACTTCGTCCTCTAGATCCGTCTCTAGTAGCTGCAACGACATCAAGGCGCGCTCCAGAGAGCATCTCAATAGACTCAGTTCCATTTGCGTGTCGGATTTGTTTGACGAATCCTTTGAGGTGGTCATTGGTCTCCAATAGGCTAGTAATTTGTCGGAAGGTATCTAGTGCCATAGATCGGTTAGAGGACATGATAAGTACATTGGTATTCCACTTAATCAAGTGAGCAAGGATAAGCATACGCGCTAAGTGAGTCTTGCCGTTCTGCCTGGCTACTAAGATCAGGTTTGTCTTGCGAATCCATAAGCCATTTTTGTCTACAGTAAGCATGTCCTTTAATACGAACTCCTGCCAAGGCATAAGCGGAATCTTTACAATCTCGCAGAGGTCTTTGACATCTTGCAGCTTGTTATCGCCCTTGAGAAGTGGGCTGTGAAGCCTTGGCTTAGTTGCCCCTCGTATGGCTTTGGACTTTCTGGGCTTAGTTGTCATTGACTCGGATCAGGTCGGGTCTTAAAAGGACTGTCCAGCATCGTCTCGGACTG